AAAACTCGTTTGCGTTGGAACACCATATTCTTCTTTTTATTATTCGTTCTTTACATCACAAACACGCAACGATTATATTGGTTTAATCGTAATAAATTAAACAAAGATATGAATGACACTATTTTAAAAGGTGAAAAATATGTATTATACTCATTACCTTTGATTTTATTAGTTGGTGTTACTGATTATTTTATATATAAAAAGAACCAATTAGGTAAGGAATTTGAATTATATCATTTTATTCTTGGTAATCCTACATGCACTCATCTATAAAATTGATATTGTATAATAAAAATATTTATTATACAAAATGTTTTCTTGTTTTAGAAATATATGCGGTTATTGTAAGAAGATGGATAGTGTTGAAAAACTATTAGAAGATGCTACTTGGGACTCTACTGACCCATTCACTCCCGACGTTAAATTTGGCAAGGTAATTAAAGTTTACGATGGTGATTCTATTACTATTGTTGCAAAACCTTACGATAATTACCCTGTATATCGTTTTTCGGTTCGCCTTAATGGTATTGATACACCAGAATTAAGAACTAAATATGATAATGAAAAAAGACTTGCTATTATTGCTCGAGATGCATTAAGTGAAAAAATTTTAGGAAAAGTGGTTCGATTAGAAAATGTAGATAGTGAAAAATATGGCAGACTGTTAGCTGATGTTCATTTAGATTCCCTTCTAAATTCTGAAAATATATGTAAATGGATGATTACAAATAATTTTGCTGTTGAATATGGCGGAAAAACTAAAGTGAAGCCAAAGGAGTGGTTGGAATAAATATTTAAACAATTATATTAAATATTTATTTATTATTTTTTATTATTTTTTATCTAAAAACACCCGAGTGCTTAATTACTGTAAGCAGGACCAGCCATGCCAGACATTACACGAAGAACGTTGTAGTTGACGGCATAGACACGGACCTTGGCGGTGTTGGAACCACTGACAGTGTTGGATGAAAGAACAAGCTGGAGGACAGCGTTGTCAATACGGGAGAAGTTGCAGCTTCCAGATGGTTGGTGTTCCTCAGGGCGAAGAGCGAATGAGTAAACATTGACACCAGCATCGGGGGCACGGGTGTGGTGTTGGTAGGGTTGGACTACGTCGAAGTAAGAACCCTCACGCTCGGAGAAGCGGTCTTGGCCATTAAGCTGAAGCTTGGCGGTGACAACAGGGTTCTCACCCCAGCAGTGCATGTCAAGGGCAGTCTCGGCAAGAACGAAAGTTCCAGCATCAGAGAGAGTGGATTGTTTACCAGTGCCATCACCCTCGATACCATTGGACCACTGGGCGCCTGTAGCAGAGTCAGCCATAGCACTCTCGAAAGTTCCATCGGCGTTGATGAAAGCAGCGGAACCAGAGGTAGCATCTTCACCACCGAAGGCATGGACAGCGTTGGGAAGAGCATCAATGGCATCAGTGTAGTTGAAAGGTTGGGCACCAAGAGTCTTGTAAAGAGTCTTGCCACCTTCAAGGGACTCGCAGTAGTCTACGTTAGCATCAGGTTGGACAACCCAGATAAGCTCCTTACAGGGGTGGTTGAAGTTGAGCTTGATCTTGTTGGAAGAGGAACCAACAGATTCATCACCAGTGAATTGAACTTGCTCAATGAGATACTCATGAGGGTTCTGTGCCATCTTGCGGCGCTCATCGGTGTCAAGGAAGATGTAGTCAACGTAAAGAGATGCAGCAACAAGGGATTGTTGGTAAGCAGCAGATACGGATTGAGTTCCGGTGGTGGCAGCCATCTCCTTTACGGCCCAGAGGCATTCACCAATGGGACGGAAGTCAATGTTGATCTTGACCTCGTGGTATTGAAGAGCAATAAGAGGAAGGGCAAGTCCAGGGTTGCGGCAAAACCAGAATTGAAGGGGAACGTAAAGGGTGGTCTCAGGAAGAGCATTGCGGGGAGCGCAGACCTGGGCAGGTCCTCCGCTGGCAGCGCAAGGTCCAGATACGTTAGCAAAGTTGGGGTCAGTGATGTAGGTAAGAGCGGTGGTATTACCAATCATCTTGAAGTAGCCAGCTTGTTGTTCCTTGGAAAGGGTAAGTTGGTTCCAGATGTGCATCCAATCACCATATTGACGGTCAATGCGTTGACCACCAATCTCAACCTCAACTTGGGCAACAAGGTGTTCACCGATGTAGTCCAACCAGCGGGCATAGACGGCACCGTCTCTCAAGTTCTGGTCAATCTGGGGAAGAGTGACCTGAAGATAGGTGCGGTAGGCAAGATCACCGTTTCTGCTGATGGTACAGGTGACACGGCGACCGAAATCGGCTTGACCAGAGAAGGTCTGTTCAATGGATTCCATTGCGAAGTTAGTGTGGCGTCTGTAAGACACCTTCCAGAAGGTAATTTCAGGGGTTCCAGTAAGGAAAACGTCTTGTGCGCCATAAGCGACGAGTTGCATAAGTCCTCCAGCCATAGTCTGTAGTTATACTATAGATATAGAAAATAATTTGAGAAAAATACGAATAAATAATATATTAATTATTCCTAAATATATTATTTTTCATGACAGCTATTCTGTATTATAATAAAAAAAAACTATTTCCACTTTAATTTGACTGATATAACGAAACAAAAAATGTAATTATTTTTATAAAATTGCATATTTACTGGTTTTTTTTACATTTAAAATCATCATTTCTGGAATAACCATCTTTACATACTTTTATACAACGGTTCGTTTTTGGATTACGTTCTTTTCCTTCTGCACATTTATTTATACACCGGTTCGTTTTTGGATTACGTTCTTTTCCTTCTTTACATACTTTTTCCTTTTTTGTTTTATTTTTATTGATTATTCTTTCTGGTGTCTTATGTAAATCTACTATCGAATCAGTTTTCGTTTCTTCTAAAATAGGGTTTTTCTTTTGAGTTTTATTTCGTTTACATTTAAAATCAGCATTTCTGGAATAACCATCTTTACATACTTTTATACAACGTTTCGTTTTTAGATTACGTTCTTTTCCTTCTGGACATTTCAAAATCAAGTTGTTTATAAATGTATTAATACTTTTGGGTAATTCTTCAATTTTCTGTTCTGTTCCATCTACCAATAAATGGTTTTCAAATCTCATACTGTATTTATCTAATAATCCATTACTTTTTAAAATAAATTCATATTTATCTACAACTTGACTTGGTGATGGACGTTCAAACACATTAAAAGTTATCATACTTAAAAATAGCAATCTTAAATCGTTATATAATTTTTTGTCAATTAAATCTTTTGTTTCTTTTAATATTGAAAATAAACTAAAACCGATTGCGTAATTATCAAAAGTTTCAAAACTCTTATTTATAAATCTGTTATAATCATCATCACTATTTTTTAAATTACTATACGTGTTATGAAAATCCCTTACGATTCTAATTGATAAATCCATTTCATTTTCGGCTTTATCCATTAATTCATTTTGAATTATTTCAAATGGTTCATTATAATTTTTAAATGTATTTTGTATAAAAGTATTTCTATCACGCCCACTTCTTGCAGTTAATCTTTTATAGTCAATATAATTATAAAATAATATATCTGGCGGAAATGACCAATGTGTTCCATAAGGATAACGAGAACCATTTGCATTTTTTAACATATCTTTTGTAGTAGTCATTAATCCAAAATCAATAAAATTTACACGTCCTGTTTCTTCATTATACACGATATTTTGTTGTTTTAAATCATGATGAACTATGCCATTATCCATTAAGACTTTGGAACCATATATTAAACGAGACATATCTAACCAAAATTCTTCTAATTTACGTTTGTTGACGTAATTTATTTTTAATGTTTTGAGTTTCTCTTCTATATTGGATAAATCTTGACCGCCATTTTTTAATAATAACAATTTATACTTATCTATATGAACACTATCAAATCGTCCACATTGATTAATAGCTATTTGATTTGCTTCATTATTATCTGGAAAACAAGACCCCGGTTTTCCTAAATGAAAAAATTCTTTTTTATCCGCTTTTTGGATTAATTTAAATTCTTTTAATTCATCATTTGCATTCTTTTTTGTTAATATTTTTGAAACCTTTGTTGGGTCTGGATTATATAGTTTATTTTTACACTTCAAAGGAGGATTATGAACGCAGCCATAACTTCCTTCTCCTACTTTTTTAGGATTAGACATTATATAATAGCATTATACTATTTTTGCATTTAAAAATTGATATATTGTTTCATATTTTATTAATAGTATATTATTAAATAGTATTGTTCAATCATGACTACAACAGCTCAAGCAACTAAAATTCAAAATGTGATTAGAAGTTTTATAGTAAGAAAACGTATTCTAATCCCAGGGTCTGAAATACAAACCAAAAATTGGCGTAAAAATCAAAATTGGTATAGGGGAGGAAAACATAATGAATGTGAATTGTATCAAAGAAATTTAATCGAAAAAATAACACAAAAAAAATGTAATAAATCAGACAAAAGAATCAATATTATAACAAAAAAAATTATCGATAAAAAATATCCTATGAAAGAGATTGATGGATTTGAATGGACAGAAGATTTTGATGGTCATATTGAACTTGATAATAAAGAACTCTTCTTTAATCTCAAAATTATTTGTGATGCTGGAGGAGCACAAACCAGAAGTTTGCGCGAAGTTTATCATTTTATAACATGTCAATTAGACCATCTTGTAGAAAATAATGAAGCATTTGGTATTAACAAATATTTTATAAATATTCTTGATGGTAATACTTGTTATAATACTGCAAGTAAATTTGAATACTTATTAAGTAAACCACAATATCAACATGTTAAACAATACATTTTCGTTGGCGACATGAAAAAATTTCAAGAAGAATGGCATACTAACCTATCTCTCTAATATATATTGCACTATATTGTAAACTAATTCAAAGGAAATTCGCTTTCGGGCACTACTTTTACTTTCTCTATAATTTGTTAGAAATAAGGAATTGTAGTTTTTTCTTTTTTCTGTCAAATAAGTATTAAACTCTGCTACTAATACTTTTTGTTTTTCTAATGATATTGCAGGAGTTATTATAAGAGAAGCATACGTCCTTGCTGATAATTTTGGTGTATCATCTATATATACTTTATCATCAGGAACTACAGATAAATTTATTTGATTACTTTCATTATCGTCAATACATTTTACTAATATATTAGTATTTTTATTAGAAGCATTTTTACTGGTTAACCGAGTTATTTTATATTCATTTTTTAATGGTAAGTTATATATCTCTCCGCCAAAAGTATATTGGTTTTCATCATTCAATAATACATTCATATTCTTTTTATCTGGGTATATCATAGTGGGTATACTATTATTTGCACCAACGTTTAATTCAAATTGGAAAGAACAAACGGTATATGAAGTATCGTTGAATACTTGCTCTTCAAATACATTCAAATAAATTACATTATACACATATAAAAACTGTTTTCTTAATTCAATGTCTGCATTACGAATAGAAGACCAAAAATTTAATGGAATGATTATAATCCCACCCTTACATCTATTAGTTAATAACTCTTTTATAAAACATTTATACAAATCATTTGCATTATATCTATCATATATTTCTTTTGTTTCCGATTTATTTCTTGCCAAATAAGGAGGATTTGTAAGTATAAATTTATTATTGTAATCTGGAGGATTTAATAAAGTATCTCGTTGTATAATAGAATCTTTTTTAGGTTCAATATCATAGCATTCTATAGTATATCTTACATCCGAATTTATAAATTGTAATAAATCACCTTCGCCACAAAAAGGTTCTATTATATGTTCTACATCATCAGGAATCGATAAATTTTGCAATATATATCTATATCGTGTTGTATAAAACTGACCATATTCCTTTTTACTCATTTGTATATAATATCGTTTTGTTATTATATACTTTATCAATTTTTATAAGTTTTCCTGTTTAGACAAGATAAAATCAGTTGAAAAATTGGAAGCAACAAATGTTTCTAAATAATTTTCTTGAAATATTTCTCTACGGTTTTCGTGTTTTTTTGTAAAAATATAAGAATCGTTTGCTTTTTTAACTGACCAACCTTTCTCTAAAGCATTTGTAATAAATAACATTTTTTGAAACATTGGTTTATCTATTTTAACATTTGTAGGTATTTCTATATTTATATTTTGAGCCATATAATTTTCAATTAGATAGCTTTTTTAATATATATACGAGTTTTCAATTTAATCCTATTCATGAAAAACTAACATAAAAATATATATTTTTTATAAGTATCTAACAATGTCTAATTCTCGTCGAGGGAATAAGAGTATACAACCGATTAATTCTATAGATATTAAACATACTGAAATGTTAGACCGTTTTGAAAAAATAGAGAACGATATTATTCCTAATCTTAAAAAAGAAAAGGAAGAATTAAAAGAAAAGGTATCAATATTAAAGGAACATGAATTAGATGAATTTATGAAAATTAAGGATAGAGTAAATGAAATTCAACAAGAGTTAAAAGAATTAAAATTTGAAAAAAAGAAGTATTTATTAAACAATTCGAAAATAGTATTTGATTATTTTGAGCAAAAACAACAAATATCGAATGATTCAAATACCATAAATCAAAATACAAATGTTTTGAATTCATTTTTTAAAATTAAAGCTATCAATGAAGATGCTGGTTCTCTTGATAGTGGAAAGTATAATAAATCAAAAAAATCTTATATGAAATATTGGAATAATGTAAATAACGAAATTACCAATATTCATGATTATGTTGTTCGAACTGATATATGTAATTCATGCTTTAAAGGAGAACTTATACCACAAGATGAAGAGGGAATTATGATTTGTAATAATAGTCAATGTGGTAAATTTATTGCATATATTGTGGATAATTCCAAACCTACTAATAAAGAACCTCCTAATGAAGTTTCCTATACTGCATATATTCGTTTGAATCATTTTAAAGAGATTCTTTCTCAATTTCAAGCAAAAGAAACTACACAAATTCCTGATGAAGTTATTGATAATATTCGTGCACGTATTAAAAAAGAACGTATTAGTGATATGTCTATCATAAATTATGATAAAATGAGAGATATTCTACGTAAATTAGGATATAATAAATACTTTGAACATATTCAATATATTAATTCTATGTTTGGTATTAAACCGCCCGTTATGAATGAAGAATTACATGAAACTTTATGTGTTCTCTTTATAGAAATTCAGAAACCATGGGCGGTGCATTGTCCACCAAATAGAACTAATTTTTTTAATTATACATATACACTTTATCAATTATGTGTATTGTTAGACCAAACACAATACCTACCATATATTCCTATGATGAAAGACCGTGAAAAACAATTAGAACAAGATATGATTTGGAAAAAAGTATGTAATGATTTAGATTGGGAATATTTCCCTACTGTGTAAATAATATCATAAATCTTATATGAAATTATTTTTATTTATTTGCTTATGCTATACGAATACCACCAACAAGAGTGCTACCCAAAGTCATACCTGCACCATTTCTTGCACTGGAACCCATTGCAGGAATAAATACATCCAAGATGCTAAATGTTGCCGCAGCAGTCAATGCAATAATAATAATCTCTTCAACATTAAGTGCCTTCTTGGGAATGAGCATAGCACAAATAGCTACTGCTAAACCTTCTATTAAGTATTTAATTGCTCTCTTCAACAATTCGTTCATATCAAACATATCAGCCATATTTGAGTATATATTATATCCAAATAAAAAAATAGATTATTAATATTATTTATTGTTAGTGAAAATACTTAAATATAAATCTTTAATTTTTGTATATTAGCTAAATGTCTTCTTTTGAAAGAAAAAATTTACCTGACGGACAAGAAAACCCTAAATATGTTGACCTATGCGATGAAGACCCATCAATTGCTGGACAAAAATTCGCATGTATGTCATTCGTTTCACCCGAAAAGATATTAAGAAAACGTGAAGTTTATTTATTTGAACAATTCGTTAAACAATGGGAATTCTCTAAATCCATGGAAAGATACTTTGATTTTATACATTTTATTGCTTATAAATATAAGTTAACTGCTGATGACCTTCTTGCTGATTTTAATGAATTTGTTAAAGAAGAAGGTATTAAACTTAAGAAAAGTGGTATTGAAGATGATTACAAAAACTTCATGGATAAACAAGAAGATAAGTTAAATGAACAGTTTAGTAGAGAACATTCTTTCCAAACCTCTGTTCGTGGTTTAAAAATTCGTGGTGTTTTCGGCAATCAAGATGAAGCAGAAATGAAAAGTAAGAAATTGCGTGAAAATGACCCTAATCACGATATCTTTGTAGGACCAGTTGGTGTATGGGTTCCATGGGACCCTGATGCATACAAAACTGGACGTGTCGAACATTTGGAAGAAGAATTAAATGCTTTGCATAAAGAAAAACTTAAAAATGAAGAACAAGCCAAGAAAGAGTTCGAAGAGCGTATCCGTGAAACAAAAAAGAACGCTATTGCTGAAAATATTGAAAAGGCTAAACAAAGTAATAATGTGCTTACACAAAGATTAGATGATGAAGGCAACCTAATCGGTGTTCAAGAAACTGTTGATTTTGAATCACGTGAGGTTTCTGATGTTGAAACTACTCAAATACGTAATGAAATGTTAATGGCTAACGCTAACAAAGATAACGCTATTATTGAAGAAACCCAAGATTCATTAGAAGATGTTGACTAATTCCATTATAAAATTGATTTAAAATTATTTTAATTGTTATATTATTAAAATTATATAACAATGAATTCATATTCCATTATTTTAGAAAAGCTTGTATGGGGCACATTTAATAAATTATCGGAATGGTCTTATATTAATACTAACTCAAATAACGCTACTTCATTTCAAATGTATTGTGATTTTTGCAATGAATATTCAGATAAAATTAAAGAATTAGGTGTTATTCACTTTGTTTTTACTATAACTTCTTTTCAAAGTTCACAAAAATTTATTTTTGTAAAAAATATTCTTGAAAATATGTTTATTAGTCAGCACGATAAAGAACGCATGCAAAGTTTTATTCAATGCACACAAAAACATTATCATGCACTTAATAAATTCGCTTTTATTTGTAAGTATAAGCTTGCTTCTTCTGGTTGTTCTACTGACATGTATATGAATCCAATTTGTGAAAATGATAGAAATACTATCACTATTTTACAAGAAAACACTAAATACACTTTTACATTTAGTGATTTGAATAGAATTATTAATAAATCTCTATGTAATCATTTTGAATTTTATGCTGAACCAAATCCTATTAAAAATCCTTATAATAATATTCCTTTTTCAAAATCCAATTTATATACTATTTATTTCGCCATTAAAAAAAGTAATTTTATGATTTCCTCTGTTTTCCATAATTTCTTTTTATCAAATTTCTCCCTTGCCTATTTTATTAATCAATTTGAATACCAATTAAGAAATAAATATATTGAAAATACTTGTCATTTACAAAATAATAATTTAGATATTATTGAGAGCGACGATGATAATCCCATATATGATGATATTATAGACATGATTAATACATATAATTCCAGTAATCCTAAAAATATAATTACTATCCACTCCGATATTTCACAAAAAATTATTGTTGATATTTTTAAACCTTATTTAAATTTATATTATCGTAATATACATTCTATGACTACTGTTGACCAAAATAAATACTTTGTTTATTATCAATATATGTTAGAACAATTCAATAAATTCAATCCTGCATTCGGTCGTAGAATTATAAAAAAAATTCATCCATTTAAAACTAAAACTAAAACATATATTACATATAATACTGAACATATAGAGTTTAATTTTCCTATTAATTATTATCATATGTATCAAAAAAGTCATATTGATAACGTTTGTCCTATTAATCCCGATATGAAAAAATATATGGAACAATCTCATCCATTTCCTATTTCTTTTAATAATCTAAATTCTACAGCTCATATATATTTTAATGATGATATTTCAGTTAATGATGATAATGATAGTGTTAGTTAAATTACCATTTCGTTTTCTTTACATTGATTGTCGTAGCTGACTTTTTTTTTGATTTACTTGGGTCATATGCTTCATCTTCATCATCTGAACCCATATTTTTCGATATTTCCCAAAATTCCTTTGAACCTAACCTAAAATTTGGATGATTCTCTGCTTTATACCAAAATATTTGGTCATTCAATTTATTCGATTTTGCATTATTATTTATAACTAAACATTCATAATTCTCCGTGGTTTGGTCCATTACTGCACAGAAAGCCTCTAATGTTGGAAACATACTTGCATAATTCTCCCAAATTCTTTTTCTATTGGTTAAATATGGTTCGCGTAATATAAATACATAATCTATATTTGTACGCAAATTTGGGGGAATACCTAATGGATATTGCATTGTAATAATCAACATTATCTTCCAATGACGCCCATTCATAAATAGTAATCGCATCATTTTATCTCGTGTCCACCCTTGGTCATATAGACAATCATCTAATATTACAAATGCCCGCGGGTCTATTGATGACCGCTTATATTGTGCTATCTCTTTATTTACTTGTTTTAACACCGTTTTCTGCCGCCGCAGAATATTTTCTATTAAAACCGTATTATATTCTTCATGAATAAATAACTTCGGCACATGTGCTGCATAAAACCCATTTCCTGCTTCTGTTCCTGATATTACTGTTCCGATTGGGATATCTTGATGATAATATAATAAATCACGCACTAAAAATGATTTTCCGGTATCACGTCTACCTATCATAACTATTACTGGTCCTTTGTTCTCATCAGGTTTAAATGTTATTTCACGCATATTAAATTTTTTCATTTCCAATGTCATTTTTTAAATATGTTAATAAAGAATAAACATATTTTGATTCGTATTATTAAACGTACATACCTTCCTAAATATTATTTATAAGTTTAATTACTTTAAGAAAAATGTATTAACCACTTATATTGGATTTATATTTTCAATTATGCCTAAATTTGATTTATTCTATCATAAACTTCCTAAAATAAATATGAATCTATTTAGTGATATATCTGCTAATGATTCATATGACCCTTTATCTCTTACAAATATACAATTTTTTAATCCGCTTTATAATGAATTATTTAATTTAGATGAAAACACTTATAACAAAATTTCATTAAATCATAGATTTCAATTTTTAGATACTAATCATTTGTTTGATACTACTACTAAAAATACTTTAGAACAACCCGTTTTTATTAAATTTTCTCCCTTAATTGACCCTACCAGATATATGGTTGGTAAATACAAGGATTTTCATTCTGATTTTAATAATCTTCCTACATTTGACGATAATTCTGGTAATATTATTTCGAAAATGTTAGACCCTAATAATGTTTCCTATATTGATAATTTCTTTTATTATTTAACCAGTAAAACCCTATATACACATAATTTTATAAATTCTATCGATTATTATGGTTCATTTTTAGCCATACAAAAACAATTTAAAGTTGAAATATCTGAAGACCTTGAATATCTTTATTCATCCAGTTTTTTTAATAACAATGTTAATTCTTTATTTTCGATTTCTATTGTCGATGATGGTTTTCATAATTTTTCTTCCCGAGCTAATAAAAATCGCTTGTGTTTTTCAAAATCTCTAAAACATAATATTACTGTTAATTCTTTACCTGATATTGATATTCCTATTACTGATTCTTCTATTGATTCTTGTTCTGTCATTTATGAAAAAACAAATTCTATTAATTCTGATAACGAAGATAATAATTCTACTTGTTCTATTAATTCTTCTTCATCGTCCAATGATAGTAATATTAGCAATTCCACCGATGATGATGAACATGATGACGATGAACATGATGATGATGAACATGATGATAATGATGACGATGAACACGATGATGATAGCACTTGTTGGGAAACAGATAGCAATAATGTTTCTAATTGTGAAGAAAGCTTTGCTTATATTAATAATTTTCCGATTCAAGCTATTTGTATTGAAAAATGTAAAGGCACATTAGATAAATTATTTGAAAATGAAAATTTAAGTAGCTATGAAAGTGTTTGTGCTTTATTTCAGATTATTATGACTTTGTTATGTTATCAGAAATCTTTCCATTTCACTCATAACGACCTACATACTAATAATATTATGTATAACGAAACTAATATTGATTACCTTCATTATAAATATAACAAACAAATTTATAAAGTTCCTACTTATGGTAGAATTTATAAAATTATTGATTTTGGAAGAAGTATTTATCGATTTAATAATCGCCTATATTGTAGTGATAGCTTTGGACCATCTGGTGATGCTTCCACGCAATACAATTGTGAACCGTATTTAAATATAGACAAACCAAGAATTGACCCTAATTTCAGTTTTGATTTATGTAGATTAGGTTGTTCTCTATATGATTTTATTATTGATGATGATGAAGATACTAATAATTTTAATGATTTACAAAAAATCGTTCAATTATGGTGCACTGATGATAATGGCAAAAATATTTTATATAAAAAGAATGGCGAAGAAAGATATCCCGATTTCAAACTCTATAAAATGATTGCTAGAACTGTGCATCATCATACTCCCGAAGCTCAACTTAAATTACCTTATTTTAAACAATTCGAAATATCTAAAGATGATATTTCCAATCAAAATATTATTAATATTGATGATATTCCTATTTACACTTAATTTTTCTTAATTTTTTTATCTTTTTATTGGTTTTTCTCTTGATTTTTTTCTTAATTTTTTTATTTTTTTGTGTTTTTCTTTTTCCACCTACATTATTTTCTGAATATAATGTTTGTAAACGTATTTGAGTACTTTCTATAATAGTATCTATTAATTTAGATTCTTGACCAGAAACAAATACTGATACATTTATAAATTTACCCAGAATTGTATAATAACATTCTACTGCATCTTCATATGTTGTTAAAATAGTTCTTACATTTGGATTTTGTTTTAAATCATTTATATATCTATTTGTAATAAAATCTATAGACCCTACCGCGTTTTGATATTCATTATAATTTCGTTCTAACTCCAATAAATATTCATCTTCTAATTCAGTTTGTGGATTCTTAATTAAAGGAAAAGGTAAAGAAAATGTTTTTGATATCTTTTTTTTTCTTTTTTCTGGAGTATTTGGCTCTGTTAACGGGGAAATTCCATCACCATATGGGTCATTATCTGGACTATCTGGCGGAGTTCGTGGACTATCTGGATTAAATACTGGATTATTCATTTATTATTATACACTAAATGGATATTTTTTTTCATATCTAATTCTTCATTCGTAATGTCAAATATACTTCTGGATTCTTTTTTAATATATGTTGACCACTTGTTGTATAATTTGTATAAAAATCATCAAATGCCACTTTTTTTATTTCTCCATCATAACTACTATAGATAACTTGCTTTATGGGAAATTGCTTCATTGTATTATAACATTGTCCACATGGAACTGAATTCAATAATCCTTCTGCATTTGATATTCTCACTATATATAACGAAATTTTCTTTGTTATGTTTAATTTTAAACATTTTCTCAATACATCTATTTCTGCATGGCATGAACAACTATCACTTATTAAACCATCTTTTGAATATGTTCTATATTTATTATATCCTCTTGCCATTACCTTTCCTGATACTACCGCTATGCAACCATGTCTATATAATACTGATGATTTAGTTGCTTCTCCCGCTGCCATATCTATATATTTTCTATCTGTATTACTACACCCTCCATCCATTAATAAATTAAATAATTTGTATTTAATTTATTTTTACTGATATTCTTATTCATAAAATAATATATATTATCATTTTATAAACTTATATGAATGCTAATGAATCTATTATGAATCTTGAAACTTTTTACAATAGTAATATTAAAAACCCTTTCACATACGATTTTAATTTTGATACTAAATCAGTAAATGACGGTGAATCTATTTTTGAACAACTTAAACAAATATTTATTAAAGGGCTTTTATATATTACAAAACCCGATAATGTTCTTATTAATGGTGAAAAAAGAACTGTTCTTGTAAATATGGTTTCGAATAAAGATATTGATACTGTTAAAAAATATATGTTAAGCATGGGTATCGATGTTATGCATAAAGAATATACTTTAGAGGATAAAGATTATTACATACGTGGACTTTTGTATGATTTACAAAAAAACTGTAAAGATTGTAAACTTGATGTTAATATGAATTGGATTACACAACTTATTCATAATGTTAATATTACTATTCATCCTGCACATGTTGATTCTGCTACTAATATTATTAAAAAACATAAGGAAGCCAACTTCTTTTTGCATTTATATAAACCATTCGACATCAATGATTACACTATATCATTTTTACGTGAGAATGATAACGATATTTTACATATTATTAATTTTAAATGTGCTAATATGTCTGATTATCATTTTCAACATAATAGATATTCTGACCAATTTACAAAATATGTTCGCTGATATATTTTTATTTCATATTCAAATACACCTTGGGACATTTTAAAATGGGACAAAATCCCAAAATAAAAATCAAAAATGTAAATATTCGATTGTCCGTCTTTATATTGTATTTTCAATTTATTCTACAATTGTTTTTTTACAATAGAAAGTCAAATCTATTTTGTAAAAA